GACCGATCATCAACATCTTCTCCTCATTACGCGCAGCCACCTCAGTCGCCGTCATGCGCGTCGTGGCGCCATTGGCGAGCATCAGGAACATGTCTGCATGGAACACTGACTGGATGCGCTGACGCACCTCCTGCATGTCCATGACCAGATGGTTGATGTCGAGCCCCACATTGAACAGCGTGGACACCGTGTTCTGCTGGCCGACTTGATCAACGAACGTCACGCCACCGGGACGCCAGTCTATCTCGCGCTGACGCATGCTGCTCGGAACCTGCAATGGCGGCTTGGTCATGTAATCAATGCCATTCGCCTTGCGTAACTGCTCATGCTGTAACTGCTTAATATCCCCCAACGCCTCCATGCCAGGAGACGAACCGTAAATGTCACCACTCAAATGATACCAGCGAGGAGACATCACCGGAAACTCATCAAACCCACCCTCACGCAAAACCTTGTTCTCGCCGCTCTCCTCGCCCAGCTCAAAATAAACACTGGCAAACGCCTTGTTCTTCTGATCCCGCATGCGCGGATCACGATCAACACGCGGCTCAATCGCATGAATGATCTTTACCCAACGGTCCAGATCACCACGGTCATGCAAATTCTTAACCGTCCGGCTACAGTTCTCGTAACCAAACTCGCCAACAATCTCACCTACCGTCTTCTCAAACTCACGAAACAACGTGTTCACATGACCACGGTAATCCGTCGCCAACGCAAACTCACCAATCGGACTCTGATAATGATGGATCGTGCGCTGCGCATCATCCATCATGATCACAGCACTCGTGCCAAACGCACCCAACTCCTCATATATACTATGCAAAGTCCGGTACGTATTGCTCCGCGCAAATACCACCATCATGCGCTTCTGTGTGTCCGCTAACCACTCCTTCACAGGCGCAAAATCATTCAACGCCTGATCAGCCAGGCTCAAACGAAACCAGGGACGCGCAGGACTGCTCAATCCAGCCATCATCCCAGCCGCCAGCACACGCAACGCCTGACTCGCCGTCGAGTCAAATATCGCATTGTGACGACGCGTCCCCTTGTTGCGATCACTCGTGTAAAACCGCGTACTACGAGGCAGCAAATAATCACTCACCTCACGCCAGTGCGTGCGCCAGCTCGAACGCTCAGTCTGTAACCGAGACCAACGAGACTTCAGCTTGTCACGAGATGCCGCCATCTAGCTCCCCAACAATGTCGTGCGACCCAACATGCCAGCACCAGGCGTCGCACCACCCGGACCCGTCAGATATGTCCCACTCACACCAGCCTGACCCATCGCACGGTTGCGCTTCATCAAGGCCGCAACGTCCGGCGCCTTCTGATTAGCAGCATTGAACTCGCGCTGTGCCTGCCTCTGTGCCGCCTCAGCTTGGCGCGCAGCCTGCCGACTGGCCTTCTTCTGTGCCCGCATCTGTTGCTGGCCCTGCACAACACTCGCTGCCGTACTACCCATAATTGCCGCAGCAATCCAAGGCTCTGCTCCACTCATGCCAACACCCTCGCATATACCGTCTCGTGAACTTCATATTTCAATTTGGGCAATAACTCAAACATCACCGTGTCACTCTTCGCGCCGCACAAAAATACGCCACAACCCTTTGAACGCGCCAGACGCTCCGTCTCGCGTATCAGACGAACACCATTCATCCCAACACGATACCCCACATCCAACCACATCACCATGTTCTGACACATCAACACATCAACACTGTGCAGCCAGTTCGTCATCACATTGATACTATAACCAACCAACTCATCACCATCGAACGCACCAAGACAAACCAACTTGCCACCATCCTCCAAAGCCATGATCGTCCCAAAATCAGGCTTCAACGGCGCAAGATCAGGAAACGATCCCAGCGCAAGCCAATGATCCACGAACATCGACTCCATAAACTCCAAATGCCCAAACAAACCGATCTCACGCATCTCAATCATACCAGCGCCAACGGATCATACTCATGACCCTCCTCCGCATTCTTGTCCCGGAAACGGTCCAGGTCCGTGCGCGCAGCAACCGGAAACGCAAACGTCAACGCCAACGCATCGCCCAGGTCAGGGCTCGGCAAACCACGCGACTTAATATGATCCTTGCTCTCCAGCATCTTCTTGCCACTCGCGTCGAAATTATATGTCGGCGCACCCAAATCCTGCTTCAGATCCTGATTGTTCGGTATACTGCCACCACGCAACCACTCAGCTAACAAAAACCACATCTCAGCGCGCTTGTTCTTATACTGCTGATCCAAAGGACGACCCGCAAAAGGTACCTCCACACAGTCCACACCCAACTGACGCAACCGGTCAATCACCCCAGCACCCGCACCAGCATCAACAAAGATCACATCAGCACGCCAGTCCTTCGCCTCCTGCGCCACACGAGACGCCAACGCCATGTTGTCTATCCCCTGAATCACCACAGGCTTGCCAGCATACAAACCCTGACGAGGAAAGATCACACTCCGGTCGCCACCAAATCGCGCAGGGTCCACACCCAACACACGAGGAGACCACATGTACTGATCCTCCACCAACTCCCTGCGCGCAGCGTCCTCAATGTCCGTCAAACCTATCAGCTGATCATCACCAGCCGCGCTGAAGTCGCACAAATATTCCCGCGCAAACGAACTAGGCGCCATGTCACGCTCCAGACGATCAACTTCGTCAGGGTCCAGAGCGTTCGTGTCGTAAACAGTGTAACGCGCACTGTGCCAGTCAGGTAAACTACGCGCCTTGTGGAACAACTCAGAAAACAAGTTAATCCCATTCGGCGTACCAATGAATATCGCCCAGCCCTTCCGGTCCGACAGCGCAGGCTGAATGATGTCCGTCCAAACCTCCGGACGCATCTGAGCAACCTCGTCCATCACCACGCCGTCCAGGCGCACACCGCGCAGCGCATGAGGATTGTCAGCGCCAATGATGCGGATCACAGCCTTGTTGTGCTTGAACGTAATCGTCAGTTCGCTCTCGTTGATACTGATCCGGTCCACCCGGCGCAGAGGCTCCAGCTTCTGCTTGAGACGCGCCCATGAAATCGCCTTCGCCTGCTTGAGAAACGGCGCAACGTAGGCGAACAGCGACAACTCCGCCTTGCTCTGAGCCGCCTCGTGGATCAGCTCAATCAGACCAAGCTCCGTCTTGCCCGCACGGCGGTGCAGCGCAAAGACACGGAAGCGCTCCTTCGCAGAGTGGCACTCCTGTTGCCACGCACGGGGCGTGTAGTCGAAGCTGATGCGTTGAGGTTTAGGCTTTGGTTGCTTCATGAAGGGGCCGGTTTTGGAAAAATGAAAAATTTTGTTTCAGGGGGTATACGATGTTGAGTGCGGCGAAGTGGGGACCGGGGGGTCAAAAAACCCCTCCCCCCGCTATTCATCCTTTTTTTCTGCCTGGTCAGTCACGTTTTTTATCGTCTCTGCCTCAATCGTCATCCCGTCCCGCTTTATACCTGTATCAATGATCAAGTCGCCCATGACTGCGATACGCTGGCCCTGCGCCGCGTTTTTCCTGGGCGCCTCATAGCCCAGCATGCTATTCAATTCTTTAATCGCTTTCAGCTGTATATCTCTGCTACTGTCATCCGCTTCCAATATCTCTGTCAGTTTCCGAATTGCCATTTCACGCGACCATAAAAGCGACTCGGACGACTGCGCTCGCAGCTCCGCGATGCGGGCCTTGACGCGCTCATTGGACACAACCTTAAAGCTCATGCTGTAAAGCGTGTTCACATTGTTTGTCTTTGGATCATGCGAGCGCTTGTAAGCGTCCAGCCTACCCATTCCGGCGACAATTGCCTGGGCGAAGTCTTCCTGTTTTTTCGTTAAAACGCGCTTTGTCTGCCTCATGAGACGGTTTTCCGATATTCAGTTTTCAAAGTCAACGCGCCGTCTTCCGAGAAACCCAGACAAAAAAAGATTGACATATATCGGACTTCCGATATGTTAGACACATAAACGCTGTTTGACATGGTTAGAGAATGACGTTCCGGCGGGCCTTCCTTTCCCGCTGAAAAGAGGGACGTTTAGCAGCGCAGGGAGCAATTCCTGCGCCTGTGTCGCGACCTGGTGCCGGTCGCCTGAAGAGCCCACGGCAGGGCGAAACGCAGAAAGGGAAGGCCGTACAGGCTCGAAACAACGCCGCTACAGATCCGGCCTTCCTATTCTCAATCAACACAAAGGAAAAAACCATGCGAGATAAAGTCACAAACACTCTATACATTGTACTCATGCTTTGCATCCTGGCGATGCCGCTCACCGCATTGGCCGCTATATTCTGGCCAGAAACATGGCTCGCGTCATGATACAGCGCATGAAGCAAACGCTGATTTTGTCCGTTTTTACAGGCGGGCTGATCTATCTGGTTCACATTACCTAAAACCAATCACCCGTCGCGGCACTCCGCGGCGGGTTTTTGGGTGTGACGAAACGTCACGCAACACAAAGGGAAAAACATGATCACAAATAAGATTTACAATTTTCGATCACTCGCCGACGCCCGTCGCGCATTGCGTGACGCCGCAGGAGTCGCATCGCTCCTGGCCAGACCAGAGTGCAACCCAAAGCTTGCAAAAGGCCTGAAAGTCGGCGTCATGTCGGCACCATTGCATCTTGCGCCAGCAGACCTGTCCGGGTTTGAGGTATGCCCGATGCGGACGCCTGGTTGCACTAAAGCTTGCCT